GTTAAGGCTGCAAAGAATGGCAAGGGCCAGAGGCTCTTGACAGAACTGGAGCTTTGGGAGGTGTCATTGGTCACGTTCCCGATGCTTCCCAGTGCGCGGGTGATGGCCAAATCCGACGAAGTGACGTCCGACGCGGCATTCGCTCTGCGCGAAATGGCGGCGGCCTTTCGGGGTGCGCGCGCAAGTCTGGCGCAGCGCTGACGCGCTCGCCTTAAGTTACACAATCAAGGACATGCTGATGAGCAAGAGCGAGAGCAAGGCTCGGGCCGGGGAACGTTTGTCCCCCGCCCAGGATGTCGCGGAGGCCATGCAGGGTTTCGTGACAGAATTTAAGGGCTTTCAAGATCAACTTCAAACCAAACTTCAACAAACAGAAGAGCGACTGACCATGCTGGATCGAAAACATATGACTGCTGCGCGCACCCCTTTGGCTGGTGCTGTTGACCAAGGTGCCCCGCATCAAAAGGCGTTCAATGCCTATCTGCGGTCGGGCGAAGATGATGGACTGCGGGGCCTTGAAGTCGAGGCCAAATCGTTGTCCACGTCGGTAAACTCTGATGGTGGGTATCTGGTGGACCCACAGACATCAGAGACGATCAAGTCTGTTTTGCATGGGTCAGCTTCGATCCGTTCGATCGCAAATGTCGTGAATGTGGAGTCGACAGCATATGATGTGCTGATTGATACAACGGAAGCTGGGGCCGGCTGGGCGGATGAAACCTCTTCGACGGGGGAAACCGGTACGCCAAGTGTTGAGCGCATCACAATTCCGCTTCACGAGCTTTCCGCGCTGCCCAAGGCGTCGCAACGGTTGCTGGACGACAGTGCATTTGATGTAGAAACATGGTTGGCGGAACGTATCGCTGCCAAGTTTGCGCGTGCAGAAGCGGCATCTTTCATAAGTGGTGATGGCGTCGACAAACCAACTGGATTTTTATCCTATGAAACGGTCGATGTCGGATCGGAAAGCTGGGGCCAAATTGGTCATGTTCGTTCTGGCGCAGATGGTGGCTTTGATCCGAGTAATCCGGGCGATGCTATCATCGATTTAGTCTATGCGCTGGGTGCCGAATACCGTGCAAACGCGACCTTTGTCATGAACTCAAAGACGGCAGGTGCGGTGCGGAAGTTGAAAGACGCTGAGGGTCGTTTCTTGTGGTCTGATGGCTTGGCGGCCGGTGAGCCCGCACGCTTGCTTGGTTATCCTGTTTTGATTGCTGAAGACATGCCGGATATTGCGTCTTGGGCTCCTGCCATCGCCTTTGGTGATTTTGCTGCCGGCTATACCGTAGCTGAGCGCCCCGATTTGCGCGTACTGCGTGATCCGTTTAGCGCCAAGCCACATGTCTTGTTTTACGCCACAAAGCGCGTCGGCGGAGATGTCAGCGACTTTGCAGCTATCAAGCTTTTGAAATTCGCCACGGCCTAACTGCCTGACGCGAATGGCCAGGGATGGATCGCAAGGTTCATCTCTGGTTCCGGGTGCGTGCTGGAGTGCGCCGTGTTGTCTAGCTGCTCCCCTCCGTCCGAGCAACGCGGACTGGCGCGTGCCCGGGCTAATAAGAGGCGAGGGGCAGATTTTTATGGAGATGTTCCATGATGTTGATCGAAAAAACCTCGGTGCCTGATGCGGCACTGCCGGTTGATGAATTCAAGGCGCATCTGCGTCTGGGCAGCGGGTTTGGTCAGGACAGCGTTCAAGACGCCGTTTTGGCCAGCTTTCTGCGGGCAGCCGTTACTGCGATTGAGGCGCGTACCGGTAAAGTAATGCTGGAGCGATCCTTTGCTCTTACAGTAAATCTCTGGCGTGATCTTGATGGTCAGACCCTGCCGGTGGCACCGGTGACCGCAGTTACTGGTCTGGAGGTCGTTGATCGTAACGGCGGGCGCATACAAGCTGATGGTGCCGCATATTGGTTGGAGCGAGACGCGCATATGCCGCGTCTTCGTGCCAATGGTGTTGCGCTGCCGACGATACCCAAAGCGGGCGCGGCTGAGGTGACGTTTGAGGCGGGGTTTGGCGCGGCTTGGGCGGATGTCCCGGCGGATTTGCGACAAGCAGCGATGTTGTTGGCCGCGCATTATTACGAGTATCGCGATGAGACGTCTTTGAGTGATGGTTGCATGCCTTTTGGGGTGTCCAGTCTGATTGAACGCTACAAAGTCATGCGGGTGTATGGCGGGAGGGCGAGATGAGCCTTCCGCGCCTGAACAGGCGCTTGACCCTTGAGAAACCGGTACGGGTGCCAGACGATGCTGGCGGCTATGTTGAGACATGGACCCCGGTCGGAGTGGTGTGGGCAGAGGTACGCGCACGGACAGGACGCGAAGTTGCTGCGTCCGGGACGGTGGTGTCACGGGTGCCTTATGCGATTGTGGTTCGCGGCGCGCCGGTGGGGCATCCGGGACGTCCGGCACCCGAACAACGGTTTCGCGATGGGCAGCGGTTGTTCCATATCCGCAGTGTCGCCGAGCATGACGCCAATGGCCGATACCTCATTTGCATCTCGGAAGAGGAGGTGGTGACATGAGCTACGCTGTTTCCGCAGCTTTGCAGGGCGCAGTTTTTACGGCGCTCATCAATGATTCTGGGGTGACCACAGCCGTGGGCGATGCGGTTTTCGATGCGATTCCAGTGGGTGCGTTGCCAAGCCTTTACGTCAGCCTTGGTCCCGAGACCGTCCGCGTTGCGGATGACAAGACCGGGTCCGGGGCCGTACATCTTTTTGTCATTTCTGTGGTGACTGAAACATCAGGCTTTAGTGCCGCAAAAACAGCAGCTGGGGCTGTATGCGATGTTTTGCACGATGCTGATCTGTCTTTGGATCGGGGCCGACTGGTGTCGCTACGGTTTGAACGAGCGCGTGCGGGCAAAATTGATAAGGGCGCACGCCGCAAGATTGACCTGATATTTCGCGCGCGGGTCGAAGACGAATAACTCATTCAATTCAAATGGAGAAAACCCATGGGTGCTCAGAATGGAAAAGACCTGCTGCTCAAGGTCGATATGACCTCGGACGGACAATTCGAGACGGTTGCGGGCCTGAGAGCCACGCGCGTCAGCTTTAACGCCGAGACGGTGGATGTCACCAGCCTGGAAAGCCAGGGCGGCTGGCGAGAACTGTTGGCAGGCGCTGGCGTTCGGTCCGCCAATATCTCGGGATCGGGTGTGTTCAAGGACGCAGGAACCGATGAACGGGCCCGGCAGTTGTTCTTTGACGGTGAAACTCCGGATTTTCAGGTTATTATCCCTGATTTCGGAATTGTCGAAGGCGCATTTCAAGTGTCTTCGCTGGAATACAGCGGCAGCCACAACGGCGAAGCCACCTATGAGCTAAGCCTCGCGTCGGCAGGTGCGCTCAACTTTACTGCGATCTGATCATGGCCAATCCTTGGAGGGGAGAGGTGACCTTGATCATCAACGGGGCGCCGCAGGTCATGCGGTTGACCCTTGGCGCACTGGCGACACTGGAGGCAGCTCTGAAAGAGCCGTCTTTGGTGTCGCTGGTGGAGCGATTTGAGCAGAGCCGTTTTGCCAGCGCCGATGTGCTTGCGGTTTTGCGCGCTGGCTTGGCTGGCGGCGGTTGTGAGCTGGATCCCGACGTTCTGGACCACGCAGATATTGAGGGCGGTCCGATGGTTGCAGCGCGCGCGGCAGCCGAGCTGATTGCACGAGCATTTGTGGTGCCGACATGAGCGGTGGGGTGAACTGGTCCGCTTTGATGCGGGCGGGAATGACGGGGCTGAACCTGACGCCGGATGCGTTCTGGGCGCTCAGCCCCGCTGAGTTGCAGATGATGCTGGGCGATCCGGGGCAGTCTGCCCCGTTGCTGCGTGATGGGCTTGAGACTCTGATGCAGGCCTGGCCGGACGATAATGAAAGGGGTGCGCAATGAAGGGCTATGAAGACGCGATTGAAGGTTTGGATGCGCAAACCGATGGTTTGCGGCAGACGGTGGACGCGACATCGGGTATGGTAACAAGCTTTGACAGTGAATTGCGCCGCATGCGCGAGAGCCTTGCTGCCACTGGCAAGGATGTTGCCACCCTAGAAAAGGGATTGTCCAAAGGTTTGCGCAAGGCTTTTGACGGTTTGGTCTTTGATGGGGCTAGCCTTGCCAGTGCTTTGGACAATGTGGCCACGTCGATGATGAACAGCACGTTCAACGCGGCCATGCGACCCGTGACGGATCATCTTGGGGGCCTGTTGGCCTCGGGAGTGGGGTCATTGGCGCAGAGTATTTTGCCTTTTGCTGATGGTGCAGCGTTCAGTCAGGGGCGTGTGATGCCTTTTGCCAATGGTGGGATTGTCAGCGGGGCCACGCCTTTTGGCATGCGCGGTGGAATGGGTGTCATGGGCGAAGCGGGGCCCGAAGCCATCATGCCGCTCGCGCGGGGGGCTGACGGCAAGCTGGGCGTGCGCGGATCGGGCGGCAACGGACCGACGGTTGTCATGAATATATCAACGCCTGATGTGCAGGGCTTTGCGCGCAGTCAAAATCAGATCGCGGCGCAGATGAACCGCGCTTTGGGGCGCGCCAATCGCAATCGATAAGACAAACAGGGAGCTACGCAGATGCAGTTTCACGAGGTTCGCTTTCCTGCGTCCCTGAGCTTTGGCTCGGTTGGGGGACCAGAGCGTCGCACAGATGTGGTCACGCTGGCCAATGGATTTGAAGAACGCAACACGCCATGGGCCCATTCGCGGCGCCGTTATGACGCGGGTTTGGGCATGCGGTCGCTGGATGATGTTGAATTGCTGATTTCATTCTTTGAGGCCCGGATGGGCCAGATGTATGGATTTCGCTGGAAAGATTGGTCGGATTACAAATCTTCGGTCGCCAGTGCAGATCCGACATATCTGGACCAAGTCATTGCCACTGGCGACGGGGTTGTTGCGGTCTTTCCTTTGGTAAAGACCTATCGGTCTGGTGCGCAATCCTATGCGCGGCCGATCACCAAGCCGGTTCTCGGATCTGTGCGCATCGGACTGGACCAGGACGAGATGCAAGAGGGCATCGATTACGAGGTCGATGTCACCACGGGTTTGGTTACCTTTCAGCACCCCCCCGACATTGCGGTACAGGTGCGTGCAGGTTTTGAATTTGATGTGCCGGTGCGCTTTGATACCGATCAGATCCAGACCTCGGTTGCAAACTTTCAGGCAGGAAGCGTGCCCAATGTTCCGATTGTTGAGGTGCGTGTGTGATGGCGGGGCAAAGCGAAGACTTCCTGGCGCATGTCTCTGAGGGAACCACCACGCTGTGCCGGGCCTGGGCGATTACACGACCAGATGGTGCGGCCTATGGGTTTACCGACCACGACCGGGATTTTACCTTTGATGGCATCGTGTTTCGTGCAGAGACAGGTCTTTCGGCGGCGGCTTTGTCGCAAAGCACGGGTTTGAGCGTCGATAATACCGAAGCCCTGGGCGCCTTAACCGATGCGGCTGTGCGCGAAGATGACATTGAGGCGGGTCGGTTTGACGGCGCCGAGGTGCGTGCCTGGCTTGTCAATTGGTCTGACATCAAAACGCGTTGGTTGCAATTTCGCGGCACGATTGGTGAAATCCGGCGCGCTGGTGGTGCATTTCATGCGGAACTGCGCGGCTTGACCGAGGCGTTGAATCGCCCGCTGGGTCGTGTGTTTCAGAAACCTTGCACGGCTGTTTTGGGTGACGGGGCCTGTTCTTTCGATTTGTCGCAGCCGGGCTATCGTTTTGATGGAACCGCAGACCGTGTGGATGGCGGCCGGGTGTTCGAATGGGAAAACCTGAACGGGTTTGAACCGGGATGGTTTCTCAGGGGGCGGTTGGATGTCATGGACGGATCTGCGCAGGGCCTTTGGGGGATGATCAAACATGACCGTTTTGTTGACGGCGTGCGCCGGATTGAATTGTGGGAACCTATTCGTGGTGA